ATGACTGAAACTTATTTTGGATGCTCCTTTACGGAAGTGTGGGCATCCCCAAAAAACTGGAAAGAAACGACGTCCAAAGCTACGCTTAAGAAGTATTGGTATGTAGAATGTACTTTCTTTGATCCCCAATATGCCGATCAATACCCTAATGGCTTCTCGTATCGCCGTAAGCTTAACAAAGGCAATGAAACGTTATTAAAGCGCAAAGCGGCAGTAACATTTATGCTGGAGGAAATGCCGGCAATGCTAAAAGAGGGGTACAATCCAATCACTAAAACTTTTATGACACCGCCGCCTAAGCCTGATGATAATGGTCCACAGGTTTATAACCGCACCACACCGTTATTTCAAGCATTAGACTTGGCGCTATCTACCATAGGTTATGAGGGCGATCATTTAAAAACGGTAAAATCTGTACTTTCCAAATTTAAGACTGCAGCTGAACAGCTGCATTACGACGGCCTGCCTATAGGCGACTTTATAGGAATCCACTTAAAGCAAATTTTTGACCACCGCCAAAAGACGGATGAAACCTTTACTGACAAGGCCTACAATAAACATGCTATATACCTTTCTCCGCTGTTTACGCTCTTAAAGTCTAATGGCATGCTTACAGCAAACCCGTTCGACGGTTTTAAAAAGAAAAAAACACTGCAGGAAAAACGTATAATTATGACCCTTGAAGAGCGCCGGAAAGTTGACCGGTATCTAAAAACAAATTTTGTTAGCTTTTGGGTTTTTACAAACCTGTTCCACCATAGTGGTGCCAGGGTTATAGAGCTGCTTAAATGTAAATATGAAGATGTAGATCTGTTTTCTCTAACCTTAACCGTAGTAGTTAAAAAAGGTGGTGTTATGAAGAGGGTAGAACTACCCATTAAGCAGATAGCTGTACGATTTTGGGAGAAAGCACTTATTGGAGCAAAAAAAGGTGACTATCTTTTTAGCGAAGGGCTTGTTCCGGGCGACAGGGTTATACGCCGCGACCAAATAACCAGGCGCTGGCAGATGCACGTTAAGGATAAGTTTGGGGTAGAAGCCGATTTTTACAGCATAAAGCACGGTAACCTTACGGAGATTGTTGCACGCACCGACAGTAAGAGTGCCGCTAAGGCCGCTGGCCACACTACTGACGCTATGGTGAAGAAGCACTATGATATTGACCATACGCAACGCGAAATGAATAATGTGCGTAGCATGACCAACGAATTTGCTCCAAGTGTTAAGGCCAACCAATATAAGACCATAGGCGTGCAAATTCCGGCAGAAAAAGAGGCAGAATTTGCAGCGGCCCTCGCTAAGCTTATGGAAAGCTACTCTAAAAAGTAATTGTCTGCAGCTCGAGGGTAACGTAATAGTTACCCTGGGGGGTGGGCTTAAATTCTGCGCTCAGGATAACGAACGCCTGGTCATCTATTGCAATTTTTTGAAGTTTAGACATGCGCTGCAGCTGGTGCTCTGTAAAAGGGCCCTCAATTTGGAGTTTGGAGCCATATAGGCGAAACTGCAGCAATGTTTTAAACGAGTTTGTATAAATGCCACCCGGACCGTCAAAACTTAGTGTGCGCCCGTCGTAGTCATCATCTACATGCGGCGTAGAACCTTGCGCCCCGGGATTGATGATCATAAGCCCAACACCGTCTTTGTCGCCGGCTGTAGCAATGTTTGCGGTGCCGCTTTTTTGGCTAACTAATTTAAATTTGGTTCGTATAATTTCTATATTTTCGTTATCTTCATACCCTCCATAATAGATGCTTGTACCGGTACGGGATATGTATAACATACGATCCTGATCGTTGTCGTATCTAAGTATAAAACCGGTATATTGCGGCGGGTTATACTCGGTTATTGCCAATGACTTGCCGGCATCCATAACCTGGCCATTTAATAACAGATCCTGAGCGTAATTAAAATTGACCACTTTAGTGTTATCATTGAAAGTGATATCCAGGTTAAACAATTTCTTAGCCTCATTTATAGTATCACTTACGCTCCACTCCGGTGCATACCTGCCCAGGTTAATAGTAGGGTGCATCATTTGAAACGTTTTAGCATCGCGTTTTTTTACAAGGACAAAATCTAACGGTATTTGTCGCTCTACATTCCATTTATGGGAGTAGGCCACAAAGAAAACTGTGTTAACCTGGTCGTCATTTACAGTAATGGTAAATGATCCCTGAAAATTTAAATTGTCCGGATCATTGTAGTTTCTGTACACCCTTGTAAAGTCATTGACCGGCATATCTCCCTGTCCGTATAAAATAGATGTTACATAAGAACTCCTGATGCCTCCGGAGCGTAAAGGCTCCTGAACCCTGTAATCAAAAATATAATCGCCGGGCGCTGCAGGTGTAAAATTATATATGTAAAAATCGTCTATGTATGAAATATGATTTGTTTCCTGGTACCGCAGGTTAGAAAAAGCCATAGTCTCTGTATTAGGCGATACAGGTACCGCGCACAGGTTGTCTTTTAAAGAAAGCAACAACAGCCGGCATGCAAAATCGCTTGCTACAAATGTACCGGCAATGGTGTAGCCTATTGATGCAAATGCTAAGCGCAGCGCTCCTAATAAAAAAAGCTGTGGCGCTGCAACATTGCTATTGTAAACATTTATAACATCAGCCCCGGTACCGTAGGTATTACCAATAAAAGAGGAATACAAACCGCCGTAATTGTTTACATACTTGCCGTAACTATACCATTCGTCACCGTCCTGTAAGCCCTCGCCATATTTGTTCTCCCACAACATTTTAGGGAAAGCAAAATCTACATCAGGAAATATTTTGCCTTTAAAGGTAGAGACATAAGCCGGCCAGCGCTCATAGCCCGGTATTGTATGGCTAAACTCTTCGTCATAAGGAAATGGCTCTATCTCGCCCGGTATTATAGAAATTACAGGCAATGTCTCACTTAACTTTTTATCCAGGATACTTAAAACATCGCTGCCATATTTTAGATCGCATTTGCGGTGGCCACTTACATAAGCCAATATTGTGAGCTCGCCAACATAGCGCTCTCCCATATCTAAAACCACTACCGGCACCACCTTTATTTTAACAACTGAGGTAATGTCCCGCGTGCCCAGGGCCTGCTTAGTATTTGCATTTTCTATTATAAGGAATGGAAATGATGAGTGAGTAACTTTAAAGTCCGGGATAAACGCGTTGTTCTCTTTTTTTAAAGTTAACGTCTCATTTACATAATCGAGCTCCAAACCATTTGCATAAATTTTTAGTGCTTCCATTAGGTTAAAAATACGTTTATCTGGTTAGAAACATTACTGTCATTGTTGCGCTCCCTTAATCGCATTACATGGCTGCCACGCTGATTTGTACGGAAATTTATAGGCACGCCCGGTGTAGCGTTGTCAACCTCTGCAACATACCATGTAGTTGCTGATGTTGCTTTAAATTGTATTTGTACGGTTCCTGCAGGCGGGTTAAAGCCATTGTTGTAAATAAAATCTATGCGCACGCTGTGGCCATCTACCGTGTAATTTGTAATTTGGATATCAGGAAGGCCCTCTGCATAAATAAGCCCGCTATTAGCAACACCGGTGCCCTTCCTGAGTGTAAATACCATACTCTCATCATACTGGTTTTGGCGGCTCTTAAACTCTAACTGCTTTTTAATGGCCGTAACCATGGAAAGCCACTTATTGCCATTGCGCAGGCGTACATCATGGCTGTTAGCTATCATGTTTATGATGCCTTTTTCGTTGTGGCGCAATGAGCCGCTATTAATTGTGTAGTTAGCCTCTTCAGGTATTTCATAAACGCGCTCATTACCATCTGCCGTTTCATAAGTGGCCGGAGCAAAATTATTTTGCACCTGCATTTCGCCTGCAGGATATGCATAAATGTAAAACCCAAAATTGTTTTGAAAAGCGATCTCATTGCAAGAGTAGGCCGGCAAATGGTTAATGCGATAGGTCATTGTAATGGGAGCATATTGGGCAAGCTGTACTGTAGCCGTAAGGTAAAGAAGGTTATAACTAACTCCTGCAGATGCAAGATCGAACTGGTACAGATATACCCTTTTTCCTTTAACCAGTACTTCCTGCTCATTTATTATTGCGCCGGTGTTTGTAGCCAGTGTTACTTTGCAATAGTCATTATCAGCCCATGCATAGAACGGAAAGGCAATTTTGCCGGTGGGTGGTATAACCATTACAGGCGCGCGCATGTCCAGGAACTGAACGCCCATATATTCGTTAAATTCTACCGGTTTAATATTATGCATAACCCTGAAGGTGGGCAGGGCTAATGTACTTATTAAAGCGCCGCTGCTTATCCTGTATTCATCTATTACAATAAATACCTCGCGCAGTAGATGCGTTTGTTCCTGCAGCATATTTTCAAATACAGGATTGAACACCGGCGCAAAATATGCTTTGTAAATATCTTTAATATCTTTGCGGGCCATATCTGCGGTCGTGCGGCTCCAGCCTTGTTCATCAAATAGCAAACCACCAATGTATATGCGGGCCCTGTAATAAAATCCTATGCCGTTAGTGCTTTGTACTGCAATAACAGTATTGTTTGCATCGAGCATTATGGCACCGCTGCCGGGTGTAGAAATTGCTTGTATCATGCTTTATTTATTGTACCGTTCGCTCCGGACGCGGTAATTTCTTCGTTCATTTTATTAATTTTCCTAATAGCTTCATACCCTACATGGGTAGTGGCTTGTATACCGCCCTGTAGTGTTGCATTAAGCTGCGACACGACATCTATAAGTTGAGCAGTTGCATCTATTGCCAACGATCCGGCATTGCCCCCCGCGGCGGAACCACGGCCAGTACCGGGCAACTCCCCGCCGGAGCCGGCTTGTTTCCTTTCAGCCTCAAGCCATCCGGCCACGTTTGCATATACCGGCTTTTTTAGCATTGCTGCCGGCATTACCCATTCATTAGCGTGGTACTCATTAACCTGTGTTACTTTGCCATACTGATCATTATAAAGCGCATCGTTGCCGGTATAACCACCTTCAAAAAATTTAGCTCTTTTGGGCGCTTTTTGACCCTGAATTTTTTTTACTGATGCCGTTGTACTTATTACGGCAGCGGCCATGGCGGCGTACATTGCAAAACCACCATCGAATTTTGGATATTGCGCCAAGATTGAGGTTATAGCTAATGCGCCGTTTATCCCTGCCTGCGCCAATGCTAACTCTTTAGACTGGCCAAACAACTCTCCAACCGAGCCGGCAAGTGTATTTAATGCCCCTAAATTTTGAGAAACCCTTTCTAATTCTCTCTGTTTTTCAGCTGCTTTTTGGTCCTTATCCAGCCTCTCGACAAACTGCGAATACTGTTTTGCACTTATTTTTTTATCATTAAAAAGCTTGGTGTAGCGCGCTTTTTCATCTTTGTAAGCCTTCTCCGCCCTTAACTTTTCTTCTTCTTCAACACTATCAGCGTTTGCAATTTTAAGCTCATAATCAATTTGTGCCTGCTCTAACGCTAATTGTTTTTGCTGCTCTGCATATTCCTTTTTAAGCGCATCAGTAGCTTTTAGATTTTCTAACTCAAGATTTTGCTTAGCGGTTAAATACTCTATATCCTGTGCATTTAAATCGATATCTTGCGATCGCTTAAGGCCAATAATGATATCATTAGTGCTCTTTTCAATTTCGATACTTTTAAGCTTTTCGGCCTTTAAAGCTTCTAACCTTGCAGCCTCGCCATCAATTAATTTTTGCGTTAAGAGCGTACCCTCTTTTATTTGAGACTGATGGCCGGCGATATAGAGGTCGAGATTAGCCTTAGCGACCATAGCCTGGAGCGCTAAATATTTTTTAAGTCGATCCTCTCCGGCTTTTGCGTCCTTTTCTTCCTGAGCCTCTCGCTTAGAGCTTTCCGTTGCTAATTTAGAATTATGGTCTGTCCGTAATTTTAGAAGTTGATTTGCTAATTTTATATATTCATCACTTCCCTTTTTATATTGCTTTTGCTGCTCTAATAGCAATTGCCGCTCGACATTGTAAGAATCTTTACCTAAGGCCTCCAGACGCTCCTTTTGTTGTGTTAAGACCTTAATGCGATTCTCTGTAGCTAATTTAATTTGGGCTGTGCGCTGAGCCTCGGCATCGGCAATTTGTGTAGTAACGGCCTTATCCGCGTCCAGGTTAAAAATCGGTGTTATTTTAAATTCCTTGGCTTTTAGGCTTTCAATTTTCTTTTCTAATTTATCTACGTCAACACCAACCGCGTTAAGAACTGGTGAGATGGAGGCGGCAAGCTTTGAAACCAAGTTAATAGACTGGTTGTATATTCCTATAAATACATTTGCAGTATGTTTAGCAAGTGCAGCAGTGCTATTAATACTGTTCGCTATGGATTTAAGCAAAAGGTTGTAGGCCTTCACGCCAAACGTGGCAATATTTGTCCACATGTTACCGTAGCCTTCAATCTCAAATAATTCTGCATTAGTTTTATTTAGTGCCTCAGTTGCGGCACGTAAATTTTCGGAAGCTGCCGCTGCGCTATCGAGTTCCTTTTTGGTTGCCTGCCCCACCGCCTGCAGTACTTTTAATGCACCGCCGGCATCTTCGCCCGCTCCTTTAAATAAGTCGGCTGTAAGCTGCGCTGCCTGCTGTGCGTTCAGGCCGACCTTGCTGGCTTCCTTAGCTATCTCTGCTAAAGCATCTTTTGTACTAAGTGTACCGTCTTTAACTTTACTAAGTATATTATCTGTAAACGCAGCGCCAAAAGCATTAACCAGCGCATCGCGTGTGGTTATTGTTTGCTCCTCAATGGCTAGGTTAGCCTCTTTTATCGCGTCCGGAAGTTTATCCGTATAGATACCGAGCTTAGGCCCTTCGTTGAGGATATCTACAAAATTTTGCGCACTATAGCCTGCTTTAGCAAAAAACTCATCATACTCCCCGAGGCTATCTAAAAATTCCTCGTTTTGAGTGCCGCCCATTGCAAGGCCGCGTGCAATAACATCATTGGCCTCACTCATTGATATCCCAAAACTTACTGAAAGGGACGCGGCTTTTTCGGCTATTTCGTCAAAACTCTTTTTATAAGTGTTTGCCGTGGCCATAACCTCTGATCGTACGACAGGTAAATCTTTTGCTACAATCCCTAATGCGCCTAACTTTGTGTTAAACTCATTCATTTCAATGTTATACTCATGCAGTTTTTTAGCTGCAAGGCCAAAGCCTACAAGCACAGCTATAGCCGCGCCTACAGGAGTACCTATAAATGCTTTAAACGATTCTATAGTTTCAGTAACCCCGCCTTTGATACCACTGAAACCTTCTTTAACCTGCGTAAAGTCGCCAGATTTAAGACCTTCAAAAATGTTAGCAAAAGCATTACGTCCGGCGCCAAGTTCTTTGGTGGTTCCGTGAATCTCTTCCCTGAATTCTGCCTGTTTTTCCTTTGCAACCACTAATTGCCCTTTCAGCTTCGCTAAATCTTCATAGTATGTTTCGCTATTCTTATTTAATCCTCGCATCGTAAACGATACACGCGCAATTTCTCTGCTTATGCCGGTAAGCGAGTTTGTAACATCTCTGTCATTGATAAATATTGAGAGCTTTTTTTCGATAACATCCTTTGCCATTATTTCTCAAAATTGATTTTGGTTAGAATTTCTGTACCTCTCAGATCAGCAAGTTTCTCAGCCAAATCATTAAGGGCATTTGAATCTTGCAAAGCTTTTTGGATAACCTGTGTGGCTTTTAAGCGCATGCGTACGCCATTGCTTTTGTCGCCTTCAAAACCAAAGTTTTGCTTATAGATATAATCAGGTGCAATGAATGTTAATCGGTCTAATCTTCCATCTTTATATTTTGAAACTACTGAAGCTTTTTTACTGGCACCTTCAACATTTACAGCATTTCGTATGGCAGATTTAAACCCGGCACGTATTTTTAGAACTGCTTCCTGCCCAATCTGTCTTTCCAACATTATAAAATCTATATTCCCAGCCATAATTACTTATTTAACAGCGAAGGTATATGTGCTAAAAACCGATAAATAGGACAGGAACACAGGAGAGCAAGCGTCGCTCTACATGTAAAATATGCAACGATTAGGGCGTTTTAGGACAGTCTTAAAAACGTTGTCCTATGCTATGTTTTTTAACTGTAATAAATTTGTATCAGTTAACAAAAATTGGTAATATTTTTGCATATATTTAACATGTAATAATCTGACTGCATGAGTTTCACGCCCTTAGTTTCGGTTTCGTTTCCGGTAAAAGCACACGTTCGCAAATACCTTCAAAGGCAGTATGGCAGTGCCCATATAGCCTCTAAAACCTCATTTTTGGGGCAGCTTGTATTAGGCTCCCTTGAGAAGACTTATGAAAAGCCGGAAAAGAATTTACCGGCACATTTTACTTTTACAGTCCTTGTGCCTCAGGGCTATGTAAACCGTGTGGGCACTACATTGCCGCGCAATACGCAACAGCATCTGGGCGAGCTTTGCACCCATTTGTTTAACATGGCCATGTATGACCACCTTGATGCGGTATCATGGGGTGGGGGGCAGGTATACCCGGAGCTGCGAAACTTTTTAGAGCGGTATGGTATTACTGAAGATGATATGAAAGTTGAAAGCCTGTACAGAGCTTACTCCAGGCATTGCAAAAAGAAAGAAAATTTTTTCCCACTACAAAAATAATGTTAAAATACCTGCTAATCCTTACCAATAAAGGGCGAGCGGTGGGACACATTCGTAAAAATATATATTATGACAATTAACGATTTTACGGACGACGATATAACGGAGGCAATAACTGTTCATGAGGAGATGGCCTTCGCCCTTGGTTTACCGCCCGATTTATTAGGCCCGAAGGATAAGGATCCTGGTACCAGTTATAGCGGGACAGTTGGTTGGATATGATGGGCCAAGAAATTCGGAAAACTATAGAAGAAATAATGTTAAAATCTTCGTCAATCGCTTTTAACATTGGGCGCGCTTTAGGACATTTTCGTAAAAATAAATAATGCACTTATGACATTTAATATAGAAGAGCAGGTGGCAGGGTTTGCATCGGTAGAACTTTTCCTGATCTCAGAAACCGGTAACTGGCCACTTGTGGTTAACGATGGTAACGCCGGCACAATAACACTTAATCCGGAGGTAAATGATGTAGATGGAAGTATCGACCCGGACAGCATAAATATAAGTGATGACCCTAAGGATGATGTGAGCGGCCAGATATGGCCTATTGATATACGTTACCTGTTCCTTGCGCGCAATGCGGCTATGGAGCAGCTGCTCGAGCAGTATGCAAATAAGCCCTGCATAGTACGTGGCTGTGGTAATGACGGTAATCGTAAGCAATGGGGAACTGACCAGGAACCGCTCTACATGACCTATAAAAACATTTATGGTACCAACATGCAGGACCGCCATGGCATTGAAGTTTCTATAAAAGGCGACCTGAGTAGTAGGCCGGTATATTTTACAATAATTGAATAATATGAAAAAAGCATTTTTACTATTTATCGCGGCGCTGTCGCTGCTATCGTGTGAACAAATAAAGGAGGGAGATATCATTAAAAAGGAATATGAGCCGGCTTATGCTTACATGACTGCATATTCCCAAAATGTAAATGGCACAACAGTCGTTGTCCCTGTAATGAATACCGTTCCTGAGTACTTTAATATTACAATTGAAGGCTATATGGATGGAGAACGTGTAACCAGGAAGCTACACGTCAGTGAGGGCGAATACCTAATTTATAAAATTGGGCAACACATAATAATAGAAAGGTAATGAGTGATCAAGCAAACACCGCTAAAAGATGGGGCGGTTACTTAATTGAAATTGACGAACTATATTTTGAACACCTGCACCCAGGATGGCCAAATTTTACAGCAGAGGAACGTCAGGAAAAAAGGCAGGCCCTTGTAGCGGAGGTAGAACTATATATGCAGGGATGGAGCGATAAAGACACTTACATTGCTTATTTAGGCAATTTTACTGGTCCGGGAATAAAAATTTCTCCTATTGATACTAATGTCCCTGACTAAGATCTAACCGTACTAAACAGAGTACATGGGTTATAGGTTAGGGCAACACTTAATAGTTGAGAGATAAAACATGGGCGTAAATGGAATGGATTAAATTTATATTGCGGGTGTCGTTGTTAGCTTTGGGGTTTTACTTATTTCGTACAGCAATACAAGACCCAGACAACATTGTTAAGGCCTTGTTTGGTGCTTTTTCTTTGCTCGCGCTTTGCATGTGGTCAGTAGGTGTATTCGATAATTCACAAAAATAAACACCTCTATAAATTAAAAATACCCCGGTATAATAGAGATATAACCCGCCATTGAGCGGGTTTTTTTATGCCCAATAGTGAGCAAAAATAGCTGTCCTATTTAAAGGCAGGCCATAGAAATAGGTTTGTACCGTGCTTAAAACGCAACTGTACAAATGAGTATAAACAATCTGCATTCACTTCTTAACGGCCGATACTTCATACATGAAGCATACGGTACCGCCTTACTACCTTCTCTTTTTGCAATGATGGATGGCAAAACAGCCACCATTACAGCAGCTGATAAAAAGCATCCTGAACCGGTGGCCATGGGCCGCGGTGGGATGCCACTTGCTGCCGGACCAAAAAGCGGCGGTGGTGCCAGTGAGTATGTATTGGTTTTAGATATAAAGGAGCCGATTTTTAAATACAGTCAGGATTGCGGGCCTCAGGGTACCAAGACAAAAATGCGCATCCTGGACATGTATAAAAATGATGCTGCCTGCGCCGGCGTTGTGCTGGACATTGATAGTGGCGGCGGCCAGGTTAGCGGGACTCCTGAATTTTATGATTACCTGATTAACTACGGCAAGCCCGTAGTGGCCTATACCGATGGGTACATGTGCAGCGCAGCTTACTACATAGGCAGCGCATCGCAGTACATAGTGGCCAATAAGCGTGCTGACCACATAGGCAGCATTGGCGCAATGGTACATTTTATAGATGTAACCGGCATGTATGAAGCCCAGGGCGCAAAGGTAATTACAGAGTATGCAACAAAATCGACGGCTAAGAACCGGGATTTTGAGAACCTGCTTAAAGGCGATTCTAAGGGGTACATAAAAAACCAGTTAGACCCTATTGTGGAAGATTTCCACGCCGATATGAAAACGGCACGCACTTCAATTAGCGAAGAAACCCTTACCGGCGGAACCTACAATGCCACTGACTCGCTAAAGCTTGGGCTTATTGATAAAATAGGCACGCTACAAACGGCTGTAGACAAAGTCTTCGAACTATCAGCCTCACAAAAAAGTAATCAAAACTCAAATAATATGTCAACACCGCGTGCAAACCTGCAGGCTGTTTTGGGCTTAACACAACCACTGGCAGAGACTGACGGCGGTAGTTACCTGAACGCCACGCAGCTTGAAGCCATTGAAACCGATTTAACTACAAAAGATGGAACAATCGCCACACTTACAACCGAGGCTGCAACCGCTGCAACCGCAAAAGCAACTGCTGAAACAAACCTTGCAGAAGCTAACACAGCCCACACCACCGCCATTACAGCCCACGAGGGAGCGGTAGACACAATTCTTACTGCTGCAGGCTTAACACCTACCGGTACACTTACCGACAAGATTGCTGCCCTGGGCACGCACCAGGCAGAACTTAACGCAAAGGACGGCGCTAAGGCTACCAACGTACAAACTGACGGAAAACCGGCGGCAGATGCAACGCCGGACTACCTGGATGCCAACGCGGCCCACAATCAACTCTATAAATCATTTCTTAATTAATAATTATGGCTGATATTTCAATTCAGGACATAGCCAAAGAAGTTGGCAAATACGTCGTTAATAACAAAAGTGTTATTGGCGCCGGTGTTTATTCTGACGTAGTACAGATAAACCAATACTGTAAAACGCTTACTGCCATTAATGGCCAGTACCCGCAGTTCCACAACATTATGAGCAGGGTAGTACAGGGGTTTGCACCTGTATGGCAGGCTCTGGGAACGGAATCGTTTAAAAGCAAAAAGCTGGAGAACTTTAGGCAAAAGGTCAACTTCCCTGTTGTACCGGCTCAAATTCTGCCTTCATGGCTTGCAGACCTTTACACGGAAGGTAAAACGCCTGACCAAATGCCTATCTCTAAATTTATCATGGATGACCTTAACCTTAAGGTTATTGACGATATAGATGATTTAAGCCAGGACGGTGTTTATAACGCCGCTACAGCTGCAGGTAGTTATGGTACATCGCTAAACGGTATTACACAGCAGGTAACTAACGCACTTGCAAACGCCGTACACCCGGCGTTTAAAATTCCGCTTACGGCCATCACAGCCGTAAATATTCTTGACCAGGTTAAAAAGTTTGAAAAAGGCCTGCCTAAGAAAACCCGTAAAAAGGTAAAACGCATCTTTATGAGCGACACCATGTTGCTTACTTATATTGATGCTTACCAACAGGCTTACGGTACTCACGTAAGCTTTAAAGACGGCGATACTATTAAGACACCGCTCATGAAAATTGAGATTGTAGGCCTTAACAATATCCCGGACACGCTAATTTTTGCAACGGTTAACGATAACATGGTGCGCCTTATCGATGTAATCGATAAACCATCTGTTACCGATATCCAGGTGCAGGACTATACCGTTAAAATCTTTATGGAGTTTAGCCTTGGGTATGACTTCCTGATCAATGAACTGCTGTATGTAGCCGTATTTGACGGCAGCAACAGAGGTCTTAACAAAAATGATCTTAACGCGCTTTACTACGATAGCGAAAACTTAATTGCCGCCGCTTAATGGGAGCTAACACTAAAAAAACCGAAGCTGCAGCACCTGCAGCTTCGGTTACTACTACACCTGTAGTAGAGGTACCGGCAACTGCCGAAACTGCTACAGCAGTAGCGGAGGAAACAATAGCCATTAACTTTTACAACGAGGCTCTTGCTATTGCTGATGGGCAGGGAAAAAGAATAGTGTTACTGGAATCTGAGAACCTTAACCTTACTGAAGCAATTATAGGCCTTCAGGCTCATCTAAGAACAGCCGATGATAAAGTTGCAGAGCTTGAAGCGGAAAAAGTCAATGGAATGCAGAGCATTGCTGATTTGTTTGAAAAACTCAATCAAGCAGAAAGCACAGTTTGCAAACTGGCACATGAGATTGAATATCAAAAGAGAGGCAAACTGGTCTTAAAAAACGCCGAGGAATCTGCAGAACATAAAACGAGCTTCGACTACAACGGCCGCACTTACGGCTTTAAAGAAAACACACCGGCCACATTGTTTCACGATGACAGGCTTTACACCCAAGACGAACTATTAAACGATGCCGAAGCCATGACTACCCTGATAGTAGGCGAAAACGGCTTTATTAAACAAATACACTAATGTGCACGATAAACACTGAAGACGTAGGTGGCGAGAGCTGCGAACCTGTAGGCGGTATTAATATTGATATCTATTACGCATTGCGATCTGACTTTGAAACGGTGGTAGACCCACCGGCATTTGGCGCAGTTGGTGCTTATGCCACAAAAGCGGCCATTGCCACTGCCCATACTTTTAAAGACGGTAAAGGCTTTAATAAAATTACGGTGGCCAGTAAGACCGGTACCATAAAAAGCACCATGGGTGGCGAAAGAAAGCGCAGGGTTTATGTTAATGAACTTGCCGGACAGATACAAGGCAGCGAGGCTGTAGTACTGGGCTTTATGCGTATGGTAAAAAATGCTGACTATATTGTTCTTGCCGAGGAGGCAGGTTCCGGCAGGCTAAGGCAGCTGGGCTCTAACAGATCGTTTGCCGAGTTTACCGCTTTAGAGCAATCTATAGAAGCAGAAATGACCGGTAACAACGCCTGCAGCTTTACAATACAAGATACTCAACTTTGGCCATCGCCAATATATAGCGGTACTTTGGAAATGGCTCCGGAGGCATAATAACCTTTCAATATTTATATAAAAGCCCCACAATGATGTGGGGCTTTTTTTTCTATACAACTTAAAATACTGCCCGCATATCGGTAAGACGAAATAAGTCATATAATCTCATTAACTTAAAGTCAACATGAAACCCTTGAGCTCGGTAAGAGCCGTTTTTTGAACTGTTAATGATTCCAGCATACTTTGAATATTAGGTTTTGTTAGCGTCTCTTTTGAAATTTTTTCGTAAAGTTCATTTGACAAGCATTTATTAAATTCTGACTTCATTAAGGTTAGATATTTTTCAAATGTCACGCCTTCAAATATTAAGTTGTTAGCTGCATCATTGTTTTGTATATGTGTGCTAATCAAATTTTGCACCTCAATGGAAAGAATTTGATTTGTTTTAAAGTTAACTAACAAATTGTTCTTCTCTTCAATAGGCTCAGGGATTACTGATGGGAAAGATTTTTTGAGAGTGATGTAAGCAATGTATAAACCTGCGACTGCAATTATTAATCCAATGATTTCCATTTATTTATTTTTTGTAAGATAAATATACTTATTATTTACAATATTCCCGCATTAATACACATGCTAAAAAGCCCTGTCCTACCACACCCGGCGCTTACTTTCCATTTTTGCAGTATTAAAAATGGAAGGTATGAAAGAACAAATAATTTTATTAGGTATTGTAGCCCTACTCTCAGTTATAGATTGCCTGTTCCCGGATGATACAATTTAGATCATGCTAAATTACCCTGAACAGATAACGGCATTTATCACAGCCAACTTTACGCCCAGTGACCCGGACAGGGCAAACTTTAAGCGCACGACTGATGGCGTACTAACGTTTTTGTTTGCTACCTTTCCTGATGGCTGCATTAGCGATTATGACCTTAACGATATTCTTTTGGAGTTGGGTTATGAGAGGCATACCTGGGTAAATGAGCATATTGAGGTTACTTACGTAGATGAGGCCGAAATCACTACTATCAACAAATCGCTCGTTAGTGGCTGGTGCCTGCAATCTGTTTTCAATTTAAACCCGGACATCTTTGAAGCACCGGTAGAAAGAAAACCTAAGAGGGGGTAAAAAAGCCCTCCGACATTTAAAAAAAACTTCTCACATCCTTTTTAAACTGACGCACCTAAGGCCGTCGGAGGGCAAAGCCTTCTGACGCCTTAGGTGCGTTGTCTATTTTAAGGATGTGAGAAGCGCAAATATAGTGAGGATAATTTTTCAAACAAATACAAATGAATTTTAATTACAGGTGGTCGTTAAAGGATGCAGTCTTTACAAAAAACAAAGGTAAGGTGTTTAGCTGTTTTGCATGCGGTGGCGGCTCTACCATGGGTTATAAGCTTGCCGGCTTTGATGTCATAGGCATTAATGAAATAGACCCGCGTATGGCCAAGCTTTATGTGGCCAACCATAACCCAAAACATTTATTTATTGAGGGTATACAAAGCTTTAAGCTTAGGGATGACCTGCCTGCAGAATTATACAATTTAGATATACTGGACGGATCGCCACCCTGCAGCTCGTTTTCTATGTCCGGAAACCGGGAGTCTGACTGGGGCAAGGAAAAGAAGTTTACCGAGGGGCAGGCATCACAGGTTCTTGACACGCTCTTTTTCGATTTTATAGACCTGGCAGAAAAACTGCAGCCAAAAGTAGTGGTGGCAGAGAATGTGTCCGGCATACTTAAAGGCAATGCCCGGGACTATGTACGTAAAATAATTGTAGCATTTGATAAAGCCGGCTACTTGGTAAAAGAGTTTGAACTTGACAGTTCACAAATGGAAGTGCCACAGCGCCGGGAGCGTGTTTTCTTTATTGCCATACGCAAGGATTTAGCAGAGCTGCTACCTAAGCAACAGGGCCTGCTATTTTGCGACTTTCCTAAACTAAATATGAAGTTCGCCCGCCCGCCAATACCTTTTAGTGAGATCAGAACAAAGGGGTTGAATAATGCGCCCTGGGGAGAGCATGACCAGTGGGTATGGGATAGGCGAATATATGGCGACAGAAGTTATGTAAATGTATTTGAGCGCCTGCAAAATAAAAGAACAAATTTTAATAGCAGCTTTATCTATGAGCATAAACCTATCCCTACTTTATCAAGTTCGGAAGGCTCTAAAATGGCACTGTTTGATGAACCCAGGCGAATGAACTCTACCGAAATGATCTACGCGCAGTCATTCCCTGCAGACTACGATTTTGATAGTGACAAATGCAGTAAAATACAATATGTATTAGGAATGAGCGTGCCACCTGTAATGATGGCGCACATAGCGGCCAGGCTATATGAAGAATGGCAGCCAATTTTTAACCAATAAGTAACCGTCAAAAAAATGGAATTTAAAACCCTGACATTAGTAACAAAGAATTTAGGAGATTTGGAAATTAGGCTTGTGCCGAAATCATTAGCAAGAGAGTTGATCGTTAAAAATCACTATAGCAATAAGTGGAATAACGCTGGATTTGGTTTATATAATTTCGGATTTTTCCGTCCTGAAAGTGATATATGCTTAGGTGTGGCGGTGTACGGCTATACAATGCATCCAAAGTCGAGACTGTTTAAACACCCAAACCCAGCAGCAATTATGTTAGAGCTTAATCGCATGTGGATATCCGATGAATTAGGTAAAAATGCGGAAAGCTTGCTCATTGCACATTCACTTAAGCAGCTTGCAAAATTAGATAAAAACATCGTTGCTGTTCAATCATTCGCAGATGGCAGATTAGGCTGTGGAACGATTTATAAGGCTTCTAATTTTAAATACTATGGTAGCCATGAAACCGTATTTGCACGAAATAAGAGAACCGGCGAGATTAATCATCATATGAATACTACAAGGATGGATAGTAAAAGCATCTATATACGTAACAATATAGCATTTATGCTTGGTGATTTAGAATTTTTTAAAGTAGATACTTACAGGTATATATTTCCGCTGTGTAAACGCTTTGAGTCCAAGTTTAAACAGAAGCCATACCCTCCTTATAAAAAGGGTTCCATGCTTATAACAATGGATAGAAACAAAGCATTAATTAAGGAGAGATTATTAAAGTTTATTTCTGAATTAGTTTAATCAAAGCCCTCCCAGTGAGGGCTTTTTGCTGTCCTATTATTAGGCAATGGCACTTTCCACTTTTGCAATATGGAAAGTATCCAAAAATGGTTAGACACCGGTTGCAAATACCCTGAAGGCGTGGAGCTGTATGCTGCTATGCCCGGATGCATGCCGTTATTACTTAGGCGCCTGCAGGAAGGGCATGACCCCGTAAAGCATGAGAAACTTAAATACGAGCTCCGCAAGATTTTAAAACAAAATATTGTGCCGGCACAACCGCAGCCGGTTGCAATACCAGCTGCAGTAACACCTGTAGTGGTAGTAGCCCATGCACCGGCAGAACCACCGGCACCGGATGCTAAGCAAAAATTACTGTTCCACCACCTTCCGCCAGAGCTGCGGCCGGTGCTACAGGAGGCAAACGCCCTTTTTGCCGAAAAGTGCTTACTCAAGACAACGCTTAATGACCTGGCTCCGGAAATGGAAAGTGAAGCCCTGGAGCTTTGCACCCGCATTTATGCTTTAACCCAAAAGAATGCCCGGTGCTGGCAAAAAATAGACTATTGGCAGGAGCATAGAAAGGTCCCGCCGCTTGAGGTACCCAAACATTCTGCCCTGGGCGGCGCTCAGCTGGCCAAGAAACAACAAAACCTTTTTAGCAGCATAAGCCGGCTTAAAAAACGCCTGGAACAAAACCGCCTGCAGTATGAAGCTGCAGAGCATGTAGCGGCGCGTGCCAGGCTATTGGCTGCCATAGCTAAAAAAGCAGGTAACCTAATAAAGCAGGAAGACGAACTGCTACACATTACCCAACTAATAGAGGCTAAGGCATGAGTAAAACAAGGGCCATGACGGTCATAAACCGTGATGATAATACATTTCAGCATATACTGGCGCACCACAGCAATCCGGACGCATTTCCGCTGAATGATAAGCAGCAGGAAATACTGATCCGGTGGCGTGCAATTTTCGCCATGCAGCTGCGTGGCCACAACCGCATGTACATTATCAAAATACTGGAAAAGGATGGTCTCTCTACGTCACAGGCATACGCAGACTTTAAAAATGTGGAGTCACTTTTTGGCAATGTTCTTAAGGCAGATAAGGAATACCAACGCGTGCTTTGGCTTGCGCGTGCGGAGGAAGATTATTTAAGGGCTAAGCAAAAGGGCAAGGATGAGCTTGCCGCTAAAATACATGCAGACATAGCCAAATATAACGGCCTCGATAAAAATGAGGACCAGGCAAACTTCAACGCTGAAAAACTCGAGAACAATACTATTGAGCTTGCTTTTGGTAAAGAGACAATGGATTTAATGAAAAACTTTACTACCAAGGGCAAAAGCAATGTTGTGAACTTCAACAGCTTTAACGTAGTGGATATTAGCCACGAAGATTTACCGGCCGATGAACAAGATTAAAAGAATTGTTCTTACCGGACCGCAGGGCCATGCCGTGCTAAGCCATCAAAAACTTAAGTTTTTAGAGTGGGGCCGCGGCGCGGGTAAATCTACCATACTGGGTTATTTTATGCTCCAGTTCGTGACGCAAATGCCTATGGCATCCTTTTTCCTTGTAGGTTCTACCTATTCGCAAATTTTGTCGCGCACGCTACCCTCCACAAAAGAAGGCTTGGCCATGTTCAATATTTTTGAGGATGTGGATTATGTTATTGGCCGCTGCGGCAAGGATAAGGGCTTTAAAATGCCTTTTCAAGCTCCTAACCAATGGAACAATGTAATCCATTTTAGCAACGGCGCTATTTTTATCCTGGTATCGCTTGACAATAAAAATAGCGGACGTGGTATGAATACCTACGGCGGCATGGGTGATGAGGCGGCGTTGTTTGACCCTGAAAAATTATTTAACAATGTACAGACCACTAACCGGGCACAAAAAGAATTTTTTAAAAAATGCTCTATGCTGCAGGCGGAGGTGTATGCATCGTCCACCCCGCTTACGAAAGCCGGCAAGTGGTTTACCGATATGGAGGCCAAAGCCCTGCTGCCGGAAAATGAAAATGAGATCTACTTTAGTTCGGCCAGTTCACTAAGCAACCCCCATAATGCTAAGCTTTGGTTTAAGCGTATGAAGGATAATGCCGTATCGCAGCTGTTATATAATGCCGAGATACTTAACATAAGGCCTAAAACAATTACCGATGGCTATTACCCGAACCTTACTAAGCGGCACTATTATACCGACTATGACCAGAACTACCTGGAGGGGCAAATATGGATGCCAAAGGAAAAGAACGGCGGTATCAATCTTACATGTAAGCAGGATAATGACAGGCAGCACGATGAGCCGCTTATCGTATCGCTGGATTTTGGTGTGTTTAATAGCTGCGTGGTATCTCAGGCGCATAAGGGTTTGAATGAGTACAGGGTGCTTAAGAGCATGTGGGTTAAAAGCCCTAAGCTATTAAGTGACCTATTCCTCGAGCAGTTTATACCTTACTACAAAGACCATGGGGATAAGACCATACATCTGTACGGTGGCCATGATGGTAATAATGACCAGGCTAACGCTGCCGAGACGTTATTTGAACAAGTGGCCACACTATTGCGCGCCCATGGATGGAGCGTATACACACTAACCAGAGGGCAGGCCGCAAGGCACCATGCTAAGTACCTACTTATAAATGCCATGCTAAAGGAAACCCAACGCAGCCTGCCACGCATACGCATTAACCAGGATAACTGTGCCGATCTTATAATTGCCCTGGAGCATGCTGAGGCTAAGGAGGGCAACAGTGGTGTAGAGAAAGAAAAGAAGCATGAGCGTAACAAGTCTATGATGCAGCAGCACACCACCCACCTTACCGATGCATTCGACGTACCAATATATGCCTTATACAATGACTTGTTTACAGGCACCAACCTTACTGCAGGTGAGTCCGGCATCATCTTGTTAGGCTAACAAGCTGCCCACTCACCGCCCCACCTACACCGCCCCTTCCACCCAGGGGCGGTGCCGTTTCATATATCCTGAAAATCGAAAAATGGAAAGTGCAGAAATTTAAAGGACGTGGCGAGATTGGCAGTTAGAAAATGGAAAAAATAATAGTTTCTCTCAGGCTATGAAATTGGTTTACAGGTGCATTCGCGTTTTTGGTTCGGAAAAGGATATTTAAACAGGCCTAAAAAGTGCTGTCCTATTTAAAAGATGTGGCAAATATGAATTTAGCTGCATGGAAAATGGCACTATAACACTTTCAGAGGCATTGGAAATTATGAGACGGCGTGATAGTTACGGCGGCCTCATACATTTTAATATCGCTTTCCGGACGTTTAGCGCAACCACTAAAAAAGGAGGTAAGCTAAAAAAAATTGATGGCGCGATTTATATGTACCCCGCTAATCCGGATGCAGATAAACCTATCAACATCTATAACCTACTCGAGCCGGTACTTACTGCCAAGAACCCTAACCACTTTGAGAACCGCACCCGCAACATACAGCTGCCTAATGGCGACATCCGCAAAGTGAACATTGATTTCATAATCTCAATTAACGACCATAAAGTTATTTATTAATGAACGATACAATATTTGTAGGCGACTTTGCTTTGAGTTCGTTTAAGGGGGGCGGTTCTGTCTATGCCTTTACCAATACCACCGCTAAAGGTGAAGATACCGTTACCACACTGCAGGTAGATACCAAAGACAAAGTGGGTACCATAGCCTCATGGGGTACTGCTAACGACTACCCTCAGGATATCCTGAAGCGCGTAAAACTTAACGGTGCTGCCACCAGTGCGCTCCGCCTGCTGCGCAAGGCGCACTACGGCAATGGCCTTGTCCTTATGACGCACGGCGTTACCGAAGACGGTAAACATGATCATAAGATCGTGCCTACAGAAAGCCAACCGGTCATAAAAGATTTTTTTAATAAATCTCAGATGAACCGTTTCTGGAAAGAAACAATAACCGACCTGGAGTATTTTTCTATTGCGTTCCCGGAGTACATCCTGTCGAATGACTATACCAATATAAACAGGGTTAAGCGCCAAAAAGCTGCCTGGTGCCGCTTTGAGGTAATGAACGAAAAGAGCGGCCTGATTGAGAATGTTTACATCTCTGAGAAATTTGGTAAGACCAGCGTGTCTACAGACTCTATTTATTGTGCCACCGTGCCCGTTATAGATAGCTACTGGAGTGCTGAAGAGGTTAAAGAATATTGCCGGGTTAACAAAATACACAATTTTGTCCGTCCCGTTTTTTACCCGCTTATAGATGAGGCTTACTACCCTGAAGCTGAATGGCACAGCATTACAAAATCGGGCTGGCTTGATGTGGCCAACTCAATCCCGGAGTATAAAAACAACCTGTTTAAAAACCAGGTATCGATAAAATATCTGATTGAAATTGATGAGCGCTACTTCGAACAAATCTATAAAGAGAAGTGGGCAAATTTTTCAGTTGAAGAACGTAAGGGCATACGTAAGGCTGTAATCGATTCTATAAATGATCACTTATCGGGCAATGCAAATGCCGGCAAGTCTATCCAGTCAATGAAGTTGGTAGATAAAAATGGAGATACGATATCTGCCATTACCATTACGACGATCGATGACAAATTTAAAGACGGCTCTTACCTGCCTGAAGCCGAAGCGGCCAACTCCGAAATTTTGTTCGCCATTGGTGTAGACCCTTCACTTGTGGGTGCGGGCATACCCGGCGGCAAGCTCGGTGCCGGTTCCGGCTCCGATAAGAGCGCCGCCTTTAATATCCTGTCAGCGCTCTTTAAAACAAACCGCGAAACAACCCTGGAGGTTTTTGATTTTATACGCGATTACAACGGATGGGATGCGAATATTAGCGGCGCTTTTGAAAACACAATATTAACGACCCTTGACAAAAACCCAACAGGCTCAGAAAAAGTCACTAATTAATGATACTTAACAGCACCCCCGATTTAAAAAAGCACGTGTCCGTAGGAGAAAGCTTTGTATTTGACGACCTGCAGCCGTATGTGTCGCAGGCCGTGGATGAGTTTACAAGCAAATACGTTGGCGAACTGGATGAGATACTGGCAGACGAGGCAACGGAAGGCGACAACGTTGTGAAGCTAAATAAAGCGAGGCACTACCTGCAGGCGGCATTATCAAATTTCAGCCTGTATTTGTATACGCCGGTAGGTACTATTAATATAGATGGTACCGGCATGACCAATACGGTTACAGATCACCGCACGCCATTAACCTATGGCGAAAAACGAGACGTCCAGCGTACTTTCTTATCTGCAGGCCATAAATCAATGGATAGGCTACTGGCCTACATGGAAAAAAACAAAACGGCTTTTCCTGAATGGGAGGCATCGACACAGTACACCGAAAGTAAAAAGCTGTTAGTAAACAATACGGCCATCTTTAACGCCATCTATAACATTTATGAAAGCCGCCAAACTTACCTGGCGCTGCAGCCTTCCATTAGGCAGGTAGAGGACCAGTACATCCGTACATTTTTGTGCCCTGAATTAATTAATTTTTTAAAGACAGGCGAACCTACAGATGCACAGCTCGAGGTAAAAGAGTTCCTGCAGAAAGCAGTCGTGGCTTACACAATTGCTAAAGTGGCCAATGAAGGCATTTTTACTATTGATGCATCAAGCCTGATGCTAAAATTTAATGTCCTGAGCGACGATAAGCCAGTGCCGGTGCCGGAATTATGGTTAAATAATACAATCGCTACACATAAGGCAAATGGCGACAGCTACCTTAAAATGGTGTCTGATATCATCACTAAAAACATCGAGCAGTTTAACCAGTGCGCCGCGCCTATTATCGTGGCCGATAGTCCAGGCGGATACCAGGCTATCGTTACGCAGAGTGTTATTGGCATATAGGGCTGTCCTATTATAAATATTACTGTAAACCGAATTTTACACCATGTCAGTAAATGCAACAAATAGTCAAAACTCATGCGGGACCTGCGGCGAAACTTCGCCGGGAACCGGTGCCGAACTTACACAAAACAATGTACCCAGGACAATACGTATTTCCTACCGTGGTAGTGAAATAGTGCCCGCGTTGGTACCAAGCAACACCTATGTAAAGGATAAATTAAATGTATTAGAGCGAACATTTACAGAGATTGAAACCCCTATACTCATTAGGCTAACGGAGAGCCAGTTCGAGGGCACCCCCACATCTCATATTTTTCTATTTCTCGGCGGCAAGGGTACTTATGGGGGCTTAAGCCCTGTGGCATTTAGAGAGTCGCATTTAATGTACCTAACCACAATTAACGCACAAATTGAAGACATTGAGGAAAGCAGCAATACCGTCTTTATTGATTTAGGAGTTTTGCCAAATGCCAATTACCTTATTGCGGCAAACGGCGAGGGAAGGGATTTAAGCGACCCAAATAAGATTTATTTTTTTACATACATTAAAGATGGCAATAACTACCTGATAAAATTTGAGGGGCCTAACGGTTATTATGGTGGGGAGTATGAGAATCAACTTGTAGCCGCAAATCTTATTCCTTCAATAAGTAGTGCCGATCCGGTACAGATCGACACATCACAAACTATAACATACAGCTTCCACAGCCCTGAGACAATCCGGACAGATTATTTTCCCACCGCACTATCTATCCGGTCTATACAGACCATCGGTGTTGCTTCACTGGCATACTCCAATAACAATGGCGCTTCTTACAGTGTAATCGCGCTGCCATTAGCAAACCCCTTTGTTGTCCCGGCAGGATGGGTAAATTTTAGAATAACCTACCAGGTGGGCACTGTGCGCGCCGGTGTAAACCTTACAACATGATAGAAATAGCTGCCGGAATATTTTGGGATAACACTTTGTCATTATATGACCAAAGCGAGGAAGCGCAGGAGCTGCTTCAGGGAGTTAAAAAAATCGATGAGGAATTTGAAGCCTGCGACAACGATAACGAGCGCGTCATATTCAAAGAATACAGTATTAGCGACAAATACATTCTAAGGGTAGATTACATCTATGTAAACACACCCGACAGTCGCGAGTGGGGTGGCCTAAAACAAAAAACATATACAGTCTATGGCACATAATTTTAATCTTACCGGAGCCATTTATGTAAGCAAGGCAGGTAATGACAGTAACGCAGGTACAGACCCTAATTTACCAAAAGCAACAATTGGCGGCGCAATAGCCGCAAATCTTGCAGGCGTTATTGTTGTGGGTACCGGGATGTATAATGAGATAATAAGCATAAGTTTAGCAAGTAATATCACCGGGGTTGTCGGTGATGGAAATGTAAAAATTTACGGTTCAGGTACTTCAGCTATAAGTATTGATAAGGCTGCATTAACAGTATCAAATATCTCTTTTGAGTCTTACAGCGCTGTCAGATTTTCATCTGTAAATATTACTGACTGTAAATTTAAAAACATTGCAAGTTTTCGGGAAAGTTCCCAGAATTATATAACAGGCACATTTTTACGCTGCATATTTATAGACTGTACATTCCAGTTTTCCGGAACATTGTATTCAAATTATATATTGACGTACAGTATTTTTATTAATTGCCTGATTCGTAACGTCAGGCAGATGACTTACTGTTACACCAATAGTTTTTCTACGGTAAAAATCGCAGATACTGCAACCGCTGCCACATTCAATTATAATAACCTGATGGGCACTATATCTGTAGGTAACGGGGCTTATCAAACATTAGCGGCGCACAGGGTAAGCTTCCCTGCGCTGAATGCTAACAGCTTCAATCTTTCGCCCAGGTTCAACGGAGTAGAGAAAGAAGATTTTACCCTTCAGGCAGATAGCCCGCATATTATTCAGGACAGTGCATTTATCGGCGGTACCCTTGTAGGCAAGTCAACTATGATCAGTAGCCCTGAGTTCCAGCCTGAGAATGGGGCGATCTGGACGGGCGTAGTACGAAATGGCAATGACATTGTTTTAGCGCCTGGTGTTACTGCGGGCACCATAAGGTCAAAACCGATACGGTATTCTGCCAATCCAGCGCGTTCAGGAGTCTTCAGGTACTTCGGTTTAATGTCGTTTAATAAATCAACCGCGGGCGGGAGTACTACAAATATCAACGTGCCTGACACAACCGTATTTGCAGGCAATAGCCCTACCGGTATGGGTAACCCTGACCGCCTGACCTTTGAACTGCGTTGGACTAACAGCGATGAAATTCCTATAAGCGATTCCGATTACATCAACGGTTATTTATTACCTGCAGGGAATTTTGGCGTGTTCTTATGGAATGCCGCCCCGGTGGTAGACAATACCGGTAAAACAAACGGTGTGCAGGGCTTTAACCCTAATGCAGTAAATGCTGTAGTGTTTACCTATTTCCAAATGCAGGTAACGTTACGAAATGACTCGCTATAATGGCAGAGGGATTTCAGGGCTTTGGAGTTTCGGCAACAGAAGTTGAAGAAATTGAATTCGCAAAGGGCTTTAAAGGCTTTACAATAGAGGTAGACGCCCGCCAGTACATAGAGCCGGCATTTGGCTTTAAAGGCTTCGCTATAGAGATGGACTATAGGGGAGAAACAACAAAGACCGTAAAGAAACGGACTATTACAAATTAACAATTAAACAATTATATAATGAGTACACAGTTTAGAACAGATCTTGTAAATTTTTTAGTAGGGGTAAGCGGTGCTACGGTCGCATCGTACTACTTATTCAGGAATGGCATTGATGGACTATGGTGGGAACAGACACTTGCTTACCTTATGTGCATCGCAGCAGGAATAGTAGCAGGATGGTTACCAGCCTTCGGAATTAACATGTTACAGGGACAATTCCATCAAAAAGCGGACAGTGTTATTGAAGAAGAAGTAAGAAGTATAAAAGGGGCTTTCTATACAACAATAGCCATTACACTACTTGCAGCGCTTATAGATATCAGCCCTTACAAATGGATACCTGTAGTTGGTGCCGGTGTATTTGTTTTTGCGGTACTGCTTTGGGGTGTGCCTGCACTGTACACCAAGCTTAAAGGCAAGTTTACCGCTAAGAAATAATGAAACATTATCTCTTAAGCATTGCTGCTAACACCCGGTACTTTGGGTTTGATATAATTCTATTTATCGCCGGCATTGCCGGCGGTATAGTTTTTTTAAGCAAAGACAATAAGCTTTCGCCCTGGAAGAAATTTTTATCTGTGCTCTCCGGAGGGTTAACCGCAAATTACTTAACTCCCATTGTTGGCCAGTGGCTGCATTTGTCAGATGATACGCTTTACGGCGTTGCCTTTATGCTTGGGTATGGGGGCTTGCGATCTGTAGAGGGAATTTTCATAGCATTCATTAACAAAGCCAAAAAAGAAACATAATGATGACACCTGAATTATTTGTAACAACTTATTTGCCTGAGGCGAAAAAGGTGGAGTCTAAAACCGGATTCCACTATTTAATTCCGCTCACACAGGGAGCTCTCGAGGGTTCCTGGGGAGACAAAGCACCGGGCTATAATTTTTTCGGTATTAAAGCCTCAAAGTCAACTCCGGAAAACAAGAGGCAGCTTATAACTACAACTGAATATTTAAAAACGGCAACTGCTCCATTTCCGGTCGTGATAAAAGTGATTAGGCAAACTAATGGGCTTTATAAATACACTGTTAAGGACTGGTTTATGAAGTATGATAGCGCTGAGGAAGCATTTGACGAACACATTAAGTTCTTTCTTAAAAACCCCCGATACAAGGAAGCGCTAAAATACAAAATGAATCCGGACAGGTTCTTTGAAGAAATAGCGAAAGCCGGCTACGCCACAGCGCCCGACTATGCGAAGACTTTAAAACAAGTTAAACAATCAGTAATAAAACGTTTACCAAAATGAAAATTTTAACCATACTACTCACGGCGCTGCTTATGCTTAGCTGCGGCGCGCGCAAAACAAATACACTTAAAAGTGAATCTGAAATAAAAACGGAGGCCACTGTAACGGAAAATACCACTTCGGTAACTACAACAGGAAAGAGCGAGCTTACCACTACGGTGCAGGATAATTTTGTTATTGTGCCGGTAAATCCGGATAAGGCAATTGTGGTTGTTAAGCCTAATGGAGAAACCACGTCAATCTTTAATGCCCGATTAGAGCATACTAAGACTAACACTACCGCGAAGGCAGAAACCAAAACAAAAGATACAACCATTACAGAAAAAGCTGCAGCAGTTAAAACGGAAAGTAAAGCGGCCACAGTCACAAAGGCCACAGAGCGCGAAGGATTTTTAACCGGGCGTTACCTTCTTGACATTGCCGTCATTGTTGTAACCGTCTTGTTCCTATTGTGGCTATTTGTATGGCGAAAAAAGAAAACGAATGAAGGCAATAAAATTTAGCATACCAAAATCATGGGATGAGCTGAGCGATGGCCAGCTCGAAAAAATTGCAGCACTTCTGCATTCCGGCAGGAAAGGGCCGGCATTTGATATTACTATTTTCATGATCCTGGTTAACCTGCGTTGGTATACCTGGCTAAAAAATTACAGAGTGTTTAAAGTGCTGCAGGACGTGCCGCTCTCAGAGCTTAAACATCATTACTGGTTTATCTATAAAAAAGATGACCGGACCATTTTTCCTAAATCGCTTTTAAGCCCTTGGCAGCGGTTATTATTTTGGAAATGGCTAAAGACACCGGGTGCCAGGTTGAGCACACTTACAGCCGCAGAATTTGCCAGTTCAGAGAGCATGTCGAAGCTTTGGGAGAAGGAGAAGCACAGGAACCCATTACAATACATGGCCGCTACAATATACAGGCGCAGCGGCCATGTTTTTCTGCAGCCTGTGTTTGAGGCCACGATGCTGCCCAAACTTGCAAAGCGCTTTGATAATGTGCCACTGCAAAAGTTGCTGGCGATGGAACTTGCTTATAATGGGAGTAAGAACGCCTTAATAAAACGCTTTCCGGTTGCCTTCCCTAAAAACGGAAGCAGGCCTGCAGGCGGCAAGTTGTACGGCTTTGGTAAAGCAGTTCTCAATATGTCGGGCGGCAAGTTCGGCACACATACAGAAACCGGGCAGACAAACATTTACACCTTCCTTGAGGAATTTGAAGAAAATATTAATGCAGCTAATAAATAATGGCCAGGATATCGCACACACAGATTACACAACTTCACGGGCTCTTAGCATTATGGCATAGGGATATTAAAGGATTCTACCGATTTGATATGGCAGAGCTTGCCGGTAACTTGCGCAAAGGCATAACGCCACCGGTGCTTATGCTCGAGACCTACAGCAGCCAGATAAAAACCAGCCCAAACAAAACGGCGAACTTTAAAGACCGTGATATCTCTTTTTTGCTTTTAGATTTTGCCGGTAAAGCAGACAGCTACGATAAACATGACGAAGTACTTTCAAGCCTTGAGGTAATTGGCGACGATATTGCCTCTATGCTTGACCGGCTTGGTAAAGACAAAACCCACTGGCTGTATATGCTGTTTGATGCAGGCTCATTTCGTATGGAAAAGGTAGGGCCTGTGTTAAATGGTATGTATGGTTGGAATATTCTTTATACCCTGGGCAGCAAGAACCCGCTTTGCTACGACCCTGAAAAATGGGATTTAACCACTCCTGCAGAGACGCTATAATGCTGTCCTATTAAAAAAATCAAATCAGATCTATTTTTGAAGTCTCTTTTACATACACCAATACTTTTGCCATGAAGTAATTATTTTTCTCTTTGTTGTTTTAAATTTTCCCGCCCTGGCCTGTAAGCCGGGGCGGGTTTTTTATTGTTGAAATATTTAGGCCATTGCTCATTTCGTTTAACTGTAGGAACACGCTGTTTAACCTTTAAACGTATCTACGTCGTCGATTATATAAAAATTGAAGTAGGGGGTTATATAATTTAGTGAAATAATCACTATTACATATGAACGATCAACTCACCATTATTGAAAATAAATTTCAACAACACTTACGAGACGGCGATTACACCTTTATTGGGCCATCAGACTCCACACAATTTCAACAATTTTTTCAAGCCGTTAATTTGCGTGCTCCTGTAATTGCAATTTCACGCACTATACATCATGCACTAACAAATAAGGAAGCAGTAAAATATGTAAACTCTACATACTTTAATGACCAGGAACTTCGTATATATGTGGTAATTGGTAGCATACCTTATGCATTAGCCCACGCAACAATTGAAGAATACTGTAAAAGAAATAACATTATCTTTAATCCTGCAACGTAGCCATTTATATTATTGTATATATCGCAAGAAAATATATTATACATTCACAAAATATAAAAAGTGAACATTTAAATCTTAAAACATTCATAATAAGATAAATAGATTTTTTCTATTTGATTAAATTAGTGGTAAACCACAATTTAACCAATTATGGAGGGTAAAAAACTTATAGAAATACAGACAGCTTGCCAATTAGTCACTCAGGAGATTATTGCGAAAAGCAAACGTAAAGAACCAGGTTATATGCTTTTCAAACTTTCTTGGGCACTTGAGTCAGTCGAAATTTATTTTAATGATTTAAAACGCGAATTGAGCAAAAATTTACTGATTGAAAGCAGTATGCGTGAACATCGGGAAATGCATAAAATTATTGTAGAACATGCCAGAATATGTGTTGATAAATTAATGCGGTTTTCAGCACGCGCATGACGTCAAATTGGTTTAACATAGATCACACTATTTAGGCAAAACCCCGCGCTGGCGGGGTTTAGTTTTTTACTGCAGTTAATATAGCGACTACTTTCTGCAACCGGTCTTCGTAAATATATTTTGTGCTAATTATTCCCAAACATTAAATGCGACATTTATTACATTGCATAACTAAAATTATGAACTATGATTAGCGCAATAGATGCCGGAACAATGACACTTAGTAATCTAAGCGAAATAGTTAATTGTAACATCGCTCAGGCTAATATTTATAAAATAAAATTATCATGGTGCTTTGAAGATGGAAAAATATGTGGCAGGGTTAAAAGAGGCTCGTTAACAGTGTGGAAAAAATATTATGAGGGTGAGCACATTCATATATTGCTTGCGCGTATGAATTGGGATTTTAGTTGCTACATTAATAAGCTGGGCGAAGCGTTCAGAGCAGAGCGTGATCGTAAGGAAGTTGAAAGTTGGAAAACCTCTTTGGACTCTGGAAAGTTTGCCATGAAGTAATACAAATAATAGAAATCGTTTATTTAGAGGCGCTAAAACTGAGATACTATAACTTAGGGAAACTATGTAGTAATTTGACATAATCTTATAAAAGATATTAGGCTTAGGGCTTTAGTTTTGCAATATCTTAACAACATAAGGTGTGGTATCCCATTTTTATGATACTCTCTCTCTAACGAGAGAGTTTTTTTATGTAAGTTTCTGAACCTATTATGTAATTTTACTTACTTAATTACAAGTAGATTTATCATATCTACGTTGAAGCAGAAAATGTAGATATTGGTCCATTTCCGCCCTCTCCAGTCACAGAGGAGAGGGTTTTTTATAACTCATATGAGCAATGATGTAAAATGTTTTAACCACAATAATTGTAATTTTACCAAACTACATTTTAGAGAGGTGTAGTACTGGTTAGTATTATTCTTCCCTCCCTTACACCGGGGAGGGTTTATCTTTATCCAACACTCAATGTATACCAAATGGCGGCATTAGCAAAATTTCCTCTGCATTACTATGTCATCTACTAATTATATTCATAAAAGTAGATCTGAAACAAAGAATAAATAGATAGTCTTTCAATTTCATAAATTAATAGAAAGCGAAGCATTATTGAAAATTATTACTAAATTAGGCAAAGTTCTAATTAGCAAATTGTAATAAATAGACTATGTGTTACTACGCGAAACCTCCGGAAGATTTAACTGAAGCTGAAAAGGAATTTGCGGCGCGCTTTGGCAGTCCCGAAACTTTTATATCAGGTAAATATACCAATGGCTTTGCGCACCCACAAATGCCGGTTATATTGGACGAGAATCCGCACAATATCATTATGGCAGAATGGGGCCTTGTACCAAACTTTGCCCCGGATAAAACGATCAATGCAAAAACGCTTAACGCTAAGATCGAGACTGTAGAAACTACAGCCATGTACAGGGATAGCGCAAACAGGCGCTGTCTGGTCCTGCTGGAAGAGTTTTATGAGTGGAAGTGGCATAATCCTACTGCAAAAACATCTACTAAAGACAAATATGCAATATCGCTTAAAGGGCGAAAGCTTTTTGCGGTGGCAGGGGTTTACAACGTATGGCGCGGGGAACCTACCTTTACCATTGTCACAACTGAGGCTAATACTCTTATGTCCGACATCCACAATACAAAAAAAAGGATGCCGGTAGTATTACACCGGCAGGAAGAAAAACTGTGGCTTGGCCATGATGCGGTACCGCTTTTTAAAGACCGCACAGAGATTGATCTACAGGCTGTAAACCTGGATCAGCTGCCACAGCAGGCAAGTTTATTTTAATTCAGACAGTCCCTCAATGAAATCGAAGGCCACAAACTGCATATTACTGTGGCCGGTTAAGTATGTGCCATGGTTGCAGTGCGCTAAATCCTTTACTACGTTATTTAAAATTGCATTGTAATTATTCAGCTCATCCGCATTAAGCCACAAAACCGTCTGAAGGTATGTAGTAAATTCGCTAAATGTTTCATATTCCGTCGGAAGGTCAGGAACGTCTGCAACAGATATAACGGTAGCGTTTCCTGAAACAATTATACCGCTTGCATTATAAATAAAGCCAAATGGCGGCTGATAATTTTCAAACTTAAGTTTTACGCCCTGTAACTTAGTAATTACATAGTATCTATCCATTATATTGTGCTTTATTTTATAAGTGCATTGTCAGAGTCGTAATGCTCCATACTTATTACCTGGTAGGTGTGGGCTTTTTCAAGCAGCTCCGGCCAGTTCGATTTATTTACGTAGCTGCTAAGCCAGTCCCAAAATTCATCGGTATTGGCTTCATTGATTATTTCATCACCCCAGTACTTACAAACGGCATAGGTTGTAAAACCTTTAGTTTTAAAAAACTTGTTATATTCCTCATCTAAATCGAGCGGCCCATTATGCAAAACTTTAACCGATCGGTCTTTTACAACATTTCGCATAATATCAAACATCAGATTAAAATTTTTATCGGCGTTTTCCTTATACTCAATTTCTCTGCCTCCGGGAATGGCAAATATTACGGCATACCTATTTTTCATGCTTCAATTACTTAACTATTATTTCAATTACAGTTTTCAAATAGTTATTGTATTCTCTCTCGTAATAATTTGATATAGATGCCGGTCTCAGGATAACACCGTTGATGTCAGACTCATTAAGGGCATCATAAACATATTTTAAGAATAGCTGCCCTTCATCATCATTAAAATGTTCGCCGTAAGTATCAATTGTTAGCCTGATTTGAAACCAAGTAACATCTTCAACAAGAATTTTGCCAGTAACTGTATCTTCGAGATCAGATTCATCTAAGTCGATAAAATCTTCCTGATTGTCAAATTCCCCGCCATGGTCGTTATGCCACCCATGATACTCTATTACATTTAAGCGCATCAGGTCCAGTAAATTTGCAATAACTCTTTTATCCCTGTCTTGTGTTTCCTCCGGTACGTTTATACGTCCGTTATATTTTAGCATTATTATTTTCCTGCTCATCGTTAAAGGTTTTATATAAAGTTAAGAATATATATCATAAAACTTTCATAATTAGCTAAATACAAACTGGGTTAATAATTAATTTAGCAACACACCACAATTAACCAACTATGGAAAATCAAAAACTTATTGCGATACATACGGCCTGTCAGCTTGTAAGTCAGGATATTATCATGAAGAGTGAAGTTAATGGAAAAGGGTATATGCTTTTCAAGCTTTCGTGGGCACTTGAGTCGGTAGAAATTTACTTTAATGATCTAAAGCGTGATCTGAGCGATGATTTACTAAGTGAAAGCAGTAAGCGTGACCACCGAGAAATGCATAAAATTCTTGTAGAAAGTGCCCGACTGTGCGTTGATAAATTGATGCGATTTTCAGCGCGCGCAAAATATTAATTTTCAGTTTTTTATATATAGATCACATTTTTTAAGCAAAACCCCGCACTTGGCGGGGTTTAGTTTTTACGTTAGCTACTATTATTCGCTACCGAGTGCTGCAGGTTAAAAAGTCCGAATTTTATACAGGAATTAAAAAATTAATATTGGATCCTCCTGCGGGGTGGGTTCGGTTATTTCATTTTGTCTCTGTTTTAGTTACTTTGCTTAACTGGTTACGGTAGTTTTGTTGTCCGGGCTGTTTTTGGTATGTATCTATGATGCCGGATTCCGTATCGGTAATTTTAAACCAAGGCTCATTTTCGGCCTGTAGTTCTTTAGTTTTCTTGTGAGCTTTGTCCAGGCTATCGGTGCGCAGAAGCTTTTTAACCTTGTTTTCTATGATGTAGCGTTTTGTAGCCATAATTAGTTTTTCAGTTTTACTAAACCGTCCTTACGCATTGAGACGCCTAATTTTTTCCATGTCTCTCTATTGTTTGGGATTGTATTTTTTTCAACTCCATCATATATATCCTGGACAAATAATTTTTCCGCTTCAACTATTGTTATTGGCATATTTGTTTCTGAATCATGATAACCCTTTTCTGGATTTTCATAAATTCCCGCCATTTCTTTAGAGTAGCAGTAACCGGCATTTTTAGGCCTCCAGAGTGTTATATGTTTTTCGTGCCGCAACGTGTGGCATAATGAGATTATGTAGTACATGTCTTTTCAATTGTCGTTTGTAATTCCTCTATTTTTTCCTGCTTACGAGCGTTAAATTTTGTAAGCAATTCGTTTTTAAATTTTAGATCATGGTATTTATCCAGGGCGAAAAGCAGTACGTCGGTCGCATTTTTTAAGTCTTCTTCTTTTGCTATCCTTTCGAGCTGGGCTTTTTGTTCCTGGGTAAACTGCCTGATGTGGGCGCTCTTTTTTATCATTTGTTGTCAAATTGCTGCTTATTTAAAAAATTAGCTTGTCGTTTATCCCTTCGCGTACCGTAAAAAATCCGTCATCATACAGCGTGCGCAGGGCGGGGAGTAATAGAGCCATTGTAACATCCAGTTCCTGTTTTAGTGCAATAATGCTCAGGCCGCAGCATGCTCCGCGCTGATGCCGGTGGCCAATTATTGCAAGCTTTATGTTTTCTATCAGTTCCATTCTTTAAATTGCTGCTTATTTAACTACATGAGGTTGAGAAAGTAGTCTTACGGGGCCGGTGGGTGGCTTCGTTTTAATGATGATCCGGCTCTTTAAATCCTTATCGATGGCATTCCAAAATTTTGTGATCACTCCTGAAGCATAGAGGTTATCGGTATTCTTGCAATGGTTCATGGCGTAAATGAGAACCACCGCCTGAGCCGCCTTGAGTGTAACGGTAAATGCCTGGTGCGGACCTTCAATTTTGTTACGGAACAAAAAGAACATTTCGCTCAGGATATCAGCCTCGAGCATCTGATCATAAAACTTAACGGTCATCTCAGGGGTAATTTGCGCTTCTACATAGCTGCTATATACCTTAACCATTTCCTGAAGGGAGGCAGCTTCCTCCCGTTCCACCTTCTTTAAGCTAACCGGTGTCATCGGATATCTTCAATTAAATGGCCTGTCTTGTTATCATAAAACTGCAGCACCCGGATTTTATTTACACGATCAGGATCTTTAAAAAACCGTGCTTTCATGCCTTCGATTATCCAGTTCTTATCCCGTCCGTTATGCTTATCAAAATTGAACCAACACAAGTTGTCTTTTTTTTCGTCTGCGAGGCCTACCATTTTAATGTCGTTGGTAGAGGTTACACCGTTCATTGCCTTAGTTGCCATGGTTGAATGCTTTTTTAAGTTCAGTCATAGCTTTTTCTCCTGCAGCTTCATCCTGCATTTTGTTTTGAAAGTGCGCTCCCTGGATAAGCATATCTACCTCCATGAGTTCTGAGGGAGAGCAGGCCTCCAAAAATTTTTCCGGAGTTACTTCCAGTGTCATTAAGTTTGTAATTGTTGGCATATATAAATTTGTTAAAGGGTTATGCTGTGTATGTTATTCCTATCTTTTTAGCACGCTCAATGAAAATATTGACCAGCTGCTGCATATACTCTGCAGGAAGGTTTTTGCTAACGTAATCCTCAAGCTGTGCCAGTGGCATGTCGCCTGCAAAATGTTTTTTAACGGCGGCATCAAGCTTGCGCCTGTCGCTGTTGCGTGCTTTCCGCTTTTGGGTGTTTACTTCGGCACGGCGCTTTAATTGCGAGTCAGCATCAATTTTCTGTTGTAGCTTTTGGTAATGTTCATCCCAAAATTTGTATGTGGTTTCAAAGCGCACACCCTCCCGGTCATGGGTGTTTAGGTAAAATGACGGGTATTGCGGGGTACCTTTTGCAGGATCTTTGCGGCGGCGGGCTTCAAACCAGTTGCGGGCCTTGTTTATGCGCCAGATATATTCATCGAAGTAGCTGAAAATTGTAGCCTTGGTGTAGGTTAGGCCACCAGGGGTTTTGAATTTATTTTTCATCCAGTTTTCATAGGCTTTCTCCCATTCTACCCGGTAGATATCGCGGCGGCCATGGTACAACTGGCCGGCAATAATTTTTAGGATCATCTGTACAAACAGCGCTTTAAATTGCTCGTTACTCAGGCTTGCACCCCTGATGCTTTCGCGGCGAAGTACCTCAATATCAAATGGCCGGTAATCATCATACATGCCATTGGCCAGATTACTAGCGAACTCGTAGGGCAGCTCAATTTCATTGCGAAGTGCCTCACTTTCTGAAAATTTAACATTTTCGGCCGCGGCCCCCGGTGAATCTGACCCTGCTTTTGCGACCTTGCTGAGCGGGGTGACCCCGTTGCTCTTGCCTATATCGACAGGCATCTGCGCACTGCCCTTTGCCGATGGCCCGCCGTGTTCTTGTGACTGAGCGGCAGGCTCGGCCTGCACCTTATCAACAGAAACCGTTTCCTGCGGTTTCCTCTTTTTATCTCTTTTAAGTGATCTTGAAGAGACAAAATTATCCTGCAACTCTTTGCTATTTCCCAAGCTAAGGGCGTGATTTTCAAGCGCTGTTTTTTTCGGGGCGTTGGCATCAAAAACCACGAGGATTTCAGGGCTTATGCGCACATGTACGCCGCAATTACTGCCACGGTATACATAATCAGTAAGTACGCCTTTACGTTCGAAAATTTGCCTCTGTGCGCGTACTGTGGCCGTGCAAACATCTACGCTGTAAACATCTTCCTCACGTTTCATTTTTGTAATGTTCCGGGCGTTCAGGTCTATAGGTGGCAGGGGTTCCAATACCCGCGTGGGGTAATTTTCGCGCAGGGTATTTCTCTCTTCTAATTGCTTAGAGTACATGTACAGCATGGCACTAAATGTCTGCTCGTAGGCATATATCAAATACTGCTCTCGCTGCATTTTTATGATAGGGCCATACAAGTCGCATGCTTTCTGCGCTGCTTCATTATATTCTATTACGCTCAGGTCTTTATTAAGGCCGGCAAATTGAATGCTGTAGGCAATCTTTGCAGGATCTGTTTCTATGGCCAGATGCGCCTTAACGGTTTTGTTGTGGGTGATAACTTCTTTGTTGTACTGCTTTACCATAGCCCTGTCCTGGGCTGCAACACGCCGGTAATTTGTCATAGAGGCGGCAAAATCAATACGCGGTTTAAAACCTTTAAATTCGGGTTTCTTTGGCTGTTCCGTACCCACAACCGGCACTCTGCCTATGTGGCCAAGAACGCCGTAAACTGATGGGTGTACAGGCAGTTTTGAGGGGTTAAGCTGATTCATACCGTAATGCGTTTAGCAATTGCAGTTATTAGATCATCCGTGTAATGGCCGGTACTTTGCTCACGCCTTATTACTGCAGTAATTTCATAAAATATCTCTTTGGTGTGGCCGTCTGGCTGTTTTGCCATTCCCATTTTTATGCGGTCACCCGGCAGTACCTTCTGTTCAAAGTATACCTCAAATTTAATTTCGGGAGTTCCGGCCCAGGGCAAATTTGATGCCGTAGGGGGCTTTAACCAAGTGTCTATAATGTTGCTATTAACGTCCATAATGTTATCTTTTTATTCCCCTTGTCACCTTTCCGAAACGGGCAAAGAAAGTCTTGCCCGGTTCATCCAGGAATTTAAGCAACTTGCGTCGCGGGGTATGTTTGTTAGTAGCAGGAGCGGGATTCGAACCCACATATTACAGAAAGCCCTCTGCACGCTTTACCTATCAGCGCACCCTGCTCCAACCGATTTATCGGTGTCATTTCAAAAAACTAATAAAACAGAATGGCCCCCCCTCTGTGTGGGTTTACGTTAGGTATTAATTATGTTGCGGCGCCCACCGGTAAGCTGGCCGCGCAATCGAGCCTTTTCGGCTTCGCTTAATTCATGTTTTGGAGCCTTGCGGCCCCCGCCCCCGGAGTCTCCCAATTCCTTGAGGGCGGTGGTTGCTTCACTTTTGAGATGAGTAGCGGTATTTAAAAGTTGAGTGGCAAGCTCTATGCAGCTGTCTGCAGTGGCGGCCAATCGTGTATATTTTGCTTTTTCTTTTGCTATATTCATAATCACAGCATTTCATTTGTAGCGGGGGAGGGGCTCGAACCCCCCAGGAACTCGTTACCTGTAGCTTTCTAATAACTACCCTGCTGTCCAACTATTAACCTAAAAAATCTGTCCGCTACTTTTCCGGACTGGCCAAACTAGTATAAAAGCGAATTGTTATGCGTTAACTGCCCCGCCACCGTGGCCCCACTGCCCAAAACGCCTGCGGGGTTGTGGTACCCATTGCACACGTAAAGGGGCGGGGGGTGGTATGCCAAGGCTTTTGCCAAGGGTTGTAATTTGTTCAATGGCCGTGTCTGTAATGGCCGTAACTTTTGCCAGGCAGTGGGTGTAGTACCTGTTAAGGATATCTTTGTCTTTATCTGTAAAATTTCCTGATGTTTTAAGCCGTGCCTGCTGCTGCTCTATCCTGAGGGCGCGCACTTCTGCGGCTGTGTGCAGCTGCTCTATATCGTGCATTTTTTGTATAAGGCCTGCAGCTGCAAAATAGGTCAGGCCAGTGGCTGCACAGTCGGCTATCGTAAGGCATATTGTTACAGCCTCCTGTAAGCCCTGAGTAGTACACTCCAGCTTGTGTGCGTTCATGACGGCTTTAATGTTTTGTGTGGCTTTATTTACCAGTAAATGCCATTGAGTAGGGAAGTCTGACTGCAATTGTAGCAGCGCACGTTCCAGTGTAGGTAGTTGCTTTTTCATTGCGCTATAATTACAGTTAATAGAAAAAGAACAGTAGATGTTAGTAGTACTAAAAACCAGATGGCCGCCGATACTGACGTGTTGTGTGCCTCCTGCAAATCATCCGCCTTAATGCGCAGCCTTACGTAGTACAGGAACATGATAAATGATAAAGGTATGATTGCCGCTGATGCATAATACAGCGCTATTATTAAGTTTTCCATAGCTTACTGTATTACTTTATGTTTCATGGCCTTGCGCACAAAGCCGGCTTTGTTTTTAACTCCTGCAGCTATAAATAGGTTTTGCTTATGGGTATTAAGCGTGCTGTGTGCCATATTAAGATCGTTAGCAATAGCTTTATCCGGCTTATCGCTTGCTAATGCCTGGCTAATTTTTACCTGGTGCGGTGTAAGCTTGTGGCCATTTAGCATAATGCATTTACTTTTCCATGCAAGGCAGCGGCAGTTGGCGCTACACCTAAAGTTTTCTGAAGGGGCGGCAGCACCGTTGGCTAAAAAATCGGGAGTGCTATCAGCATCACCATACATGCAAAAAGCAAATTCCTCCAGGGCAGCATCATGATCCATATCGCGCAGGTCGTGCATAGCTGCAGGATCATTAAGCATGAGCTCAAAAATTTCAGCTTTTTGCGCCGGGTTAATTTGTGCAAATGGTATAGTGCGCCCGTTGCTCAGTGCAAATACCTTACGGGTTTCGCGAATGCCAAACAGTTCTGTACGATGATCGCCGGGAATTAAACCGGCAGGCAGTGAATGCACTTGCAAATCTTGTTTTTTTGTTTTACATTTGTCTTTCATAAATTCTTAGTTAAAGGGATTTACTTTTAAGAACCTGATGTTCGCGCATCAGGTTTTTTTAATTTAAAGGAGTTACTGTGCAGGCTTTGCAATCACATTTACCGATGCTGCCAGGTAAATGAAATGATATTTGCAGGCGTTTACTATGATCCGCCTTGTGTTTGCTTTTGTGATCTTTTATGTTTTCTGCAGTTGTTTCTCGAACTAAATCAAGGATTTCTTTAGATGGAAGTCCATTGAATTTATCAATAAACTTATCTTGGAAATCATGGCCTACAGCTTTTATAACTTCTGAAATTGAACCGGCAAAAAATTCAGATGTGCGCTGTTTATCATAATGTAGGGTAATTGTATTTTGAGGATTAAAATGTCTTCGTCTCAAAAGATCAGTAAAGCTTTGCCCTGCGTTAGGAAAAGGCAATGGGGGAACTTCGATGCCTTCTTTACGCAAATCGTCTGCTAACTCCTGCAAAATGTCAAAGAAACCACCGCTTCTGGGTTTAAAATCAAAAGGCTTGCCTCTTTCGGCAGTCTCTTCAGCCTTTGTTTCATCTGCTTTTGCCGTTTGTGCTTTGTCTACCTGTTCCTGGTTAAAAGTCTCAAAAGGTTTAAGTTTACCTAATATATTGGCCCTTACATCACCAAATTTTAAATTCTCGTCATTTAAGACTGCTTCTAAATCTTCAATTTTTACGTACATAATATGGTTGTTTTAATTTTTCTATATTTGCAGTTCTCATTGTAAATTGATATTGGTTTAACAATTTTGAGAACTAACCCGGCAGAGCATGTGCCGGGTTTTTTACTTTGTAAATGTTTTCTGTCATATGTCATAATTGATTAGGCCAAGTACATCTTTAGATTTGTCAGGTAAAACCCCAACTTTAATGGATCAATCTGCAATCAATGATTTTAGAGATAACTGCAAAACTGTTTACAATTACTATCGCGTTAAAATGATCCGGAATACTCCATTCCTTCAGCCTAAATCAACCGTTAGCAGCCAACATTTCATTATTTTTTTCGCCTATCTTGAGGCAAGCATTTCCGACATGGATAAACTTGCAAATCCTCATTTATCTGATAATCCTCATTTACAGGACCAGCTTGATGCTGTAATTTATTCCTACATTATTAAGTACAATTCGATTTCTGCATTGCTGAGAAGGCGCTTTAAAAAATAGTTTCAATTAAACTCTACTTTATTTATTCAATTTTTAATTATTGCTATATTTGCCGCACTCATACGTTATAGTAAAAGAGTTAGTCACCTTTTCATTGAGTATACGCCCAGCAATTAACCGCTGGGTTTTTTATAACTATTTGTGCATTATATGTAAGCTTAACTTAATAATTTAAGCTTACTTTTATAACATGTTTACAGACAAGAAAACCATCGAATTCTTTACGGATAGGTGCCTCATCATTTACAGCGCCTGGAAACTGGAAATTGTCAAAATACAACAGCGGGATTTATCATATTACAATGAAAATAAAAGTGTCATTGTGTTTAAATGTAAAGAGGCAGCTCGTGATAAAATGGATGTTGTTGCAGAAGAAATTTTGACTACTAAACCCCATCTTGAAGACTCTCTTATTACTATTATGCACTGCTATTTGAAAAGATTTGATTTGGCATCTAAATAAACTACCGATATCTAAAACTTAGTCGGGTGGTATAGGCACGCCCAGTTCTGGAGCGTCAATAAATATTCTCTTAACATTTTCTGTATACACCTCAAAAATAACTTCCTCAACTTCCGGCGCATGGCGTTCCCCACCCAGGATAAGGCTCAAATGCTGCTTGTTGTGTGGTGTGCCGTTCCTGTTAACAATACCCCGTTCATTGAGTTTCGCCTTAATTACATCATAATAGTTTGAGCCTAATCCTCTCTTTAACTTTTCAGGTACTCCATATGGTATCATGTGATTTAATTTAAATTTTTATTCATACAATAAAGCATTGACGTTCAGTTAATGGCATACTTTTCCCGCATCGTTAAAAACGATACATAACTGCTATTTACTGTTACACTTATTTGACTATCTTTGTTTTTAAGTACACAACAAATCTAACACAAATTTGTGTAAGTTTCACAAAACTGTGCAAATATTTTACACAGAAATGGGAGAAATTGGGGATAGGCTGAATTTATTTATTGATAATCAGCAGATTAGTTTTAACGATTTAGGAGAAAAAATTGGTGTAGCCGGCAAATCTTTGAAAGAAATGTCCCAAAATAAGAGGCCACTTGGAGGTAATGTGCTCAAAAAATTGGGTGAGGTTTACCCAGATTTGAGCCTTAATTGGCTTTTTTTAGGTGTAGGTGATATGTATCTACACAAAAATGAGCCACAGAAAAATGTGCAAATGGTAGCTGAGCCGACGGTTCATCTGTATGATACTTTGGATCCAGTGGAAGAAATGTTCTTAAAGTATCTGGATAGACCCATGGTACAGGAAAAAATTAAATCGTTTTTAAAGAAGTAACCAATAAACACCAAATTATAAAATGAGGAAAATTTTACTTATTGCTCTCTTTGCAATTGCTGGCCTCTCATGTGGTAGTGATGATAGTGGCGGGGGCTGTGGTTCTCATAATGGTAAATCATTACAAAAAGGGCCAGACGGAGGTTGCTATTATATCAACTCATCAGGGAATAAGTCTTATGTGGACCGATCTGAATGTAAATGTTAATCTAAAAAGCTTCAAATGTCATTATTAAAAGGTTTCATAAGGTCAGCGGTCAATCAGGTTGGCCGCGACGGAGGGAGGGTTATAAGCAATTCGGTTTACGGCAATGCGCACTCGGCACCAGTAAGTATAAATCATGAATCGGGCGAAACTGGGCATTCAAATCAAAATAGTGCTACAGCGCATTTGATTAAGGATAAAGAATATGTGGCTGTAAAGCTTTTTTGGTGTGCTATAATCTCGTGGATAATACCTATGGGTGGAGGATTATTTTTTATATACTGGGGTATTGCAACAATTACAGCTAAAACAATGAAAATGTATAGTGTTACTTCAAGACCTGCGTACGTTGCCGATAGACGATATGCATCAGGGCAGCGACCGGTTGGTAATAAACAAGTACGTACCGAGGTAAAGGTTGAAGTTGATGAGGAACAGAAGCACCGAAACAAACTTAAAGGTATAGGTTATATTCTCATTGGCGCTTTAGGCTTTTATACCTGGGCTAATATGTGGTTTATAAAATAAACACCAAAATCTCTTAAGAGCTCAATAAAACAAGGCATTCGCGTAAAATTACTGCCGTCATGGTAGCAAAGCAAAAAAGGATGTTGTGTACTATTACACAAACAACTTTTTTAGTATCTTTGTGTATAATTAAAATATACAAGATTTCAGTTTATCCTGTAAATATATTTAATGCACATGGAAACTAAAGTAACAAATAAGACCGCAATTGATAAAGTAAACAAGATTTTGGAAGACAAAAGAATTGTTCAGGCTTTCTTACGCGGTGAAATTTCTATTGATGTATTACATGAAAGAGGACTTAAACTTGCAATGCCCATATAAGGTTACTAAACAGCCTAAGGATTCTACTTATTATTTCACTACGATATCAGGCATTATATATCGAGCGATATTTATAAAATACGGAGAGCTATTTAAAGGGACAGTGGGAGAAATATTCGCTGATAATGTTTACATGTTCAATATTGAAAATGTAACTCCTGTAATTAAGCTGCCCTCTCGTGATCCGGGTATATTTTTAACCGTTGAATGTATTATAGAGCACTTTTTCACCAATCCGGACAACATTTTAATTTACGTATGTGACGTTGCAGACAAAAGGGAACTCGCAAGGAGTAGAATGTTTAACTGGTGGTACCTTCGTGCTAAAAACAAATCTAATTATATAAAGGTTGCCGATACGATAATCACTGATGATGCCGATATGTATAGTGCGGTCATTTTTAAAAAAGATAATGCTTTTAACGCAGAGATTATCAAAGCCTGTAATGACCTTAATGCACAATTGAAAAAGGATTAATACTAAAAATATATAGTGAAAATTTACTCTTAGCCCAATAAAATAAGGCATTCGCGTAAAATTACTGCCGTCATGGTCAATAAATATAAATAATACGAATATTAATAATTTTTGCAGATTTACAAAAGGTGTATTTACCTGATTATCAATACTAAAATATTACAGTGGGGTAGGGGCGAAAGATTCATAACCCTGAGGTCACGGGTTCAACTCCCGTCTTCGCTACAAATGATAAGAAAAACCCTTCAATTAATTTTGAAGGGTTTTTTGTTTTTAGTTGTGTACTGAATAGTTGTCTACACCACCGCCGGGTAATATTAATTACTTTCACCCGGATCATTTGGGCAGCAGTAATTATTTAACCTATATAAGGGCGAGCCCTACCGACTTTATTAAATTTGTCTTTTGGCGAAGACATGGCAGAGCAGCATAGCCTCACCGAAGACTATGAAACGCCTTATAAGTTTAATGGTAAAGAACTGGATAGCGAAACCGGCTTGTATTATTATGGAGCGCGTTACTACGACCCAAGGACAAGCATTTGGCTAAGCACTGACCCATTGATGGAGAAATATGCAAGTGTTAGTCCATATGTATATTGTTTGAATAACCCTGTATTATATACTGATCCTGATGGTAGAGACCCAATTATAACTATAACTAATAAAATAATTTATTACGCTGAACAAAAAATTTATAGAACAGAAGGAATGGCTAATAATGGAGGTTATTACACAGTTAAAGTTCCGGTTTATCAAGTTAATGTTACAGATGACGAGGATTCAAATTTTAATTTTAGTTTTGGCGTAACGAGAGATGCTTGGGTCTTAAGCAAAGTTGATGGGAATAATCTGGTTCTTGATAATATTGCATTTGAGCCTGCAAAAGGAGGTTCGAATGAATATAAAGGCACATATATAGATGTATACCCTCACAATAATGACACTTCAGCTTTTGAATTGAGACAGGGCGGTAGTAAGGTTTTAAATTCAGAACAAAGAAAGAATGACAATGGAGAACAAGTATCTTCTGAACTAGTGTAA